GTTTCGCTGCCTCATGTGCGAGGTAGCCGAGCATCTCTATAGAGATTCCCGAGGCAAGGTCTGAGGCTTTGACTTTCTATTTTCGTTCAAGCTGCACAATGTGAAAGAGATTGGTTTCAACAACGTAATCTTCTTCGCCTGTGTTGATCTTGATGGATAGTTTCATGGTTTCCTTTTTGCACGGTGGGGAATTGGTTATGGGGTGATGTCGCGTACCCAGGTGCCTCCTGAGAAGCTCACTTCAAATACTTGAAGCTCTCCGACGGTGTAGGCGTAGGCGTTGTTTGCGATCATGGTATTACTAATCGTCCACTCTGGATTTGAGGCACCAATAGCGCCAGCGTCTTTTTTTACGACAATCACTGTGTCGCCAAGTCCGACTTCACCGGCAAGAACGCCTTCAACTTCTGTGGCCCCATAGGAAGCGTAAAGAGTGATAGTGCCTTCTACGGTCTGTAATCCTGGAACCATGCGCTCGCCAAGGTCTCCAAAAGCGGTGCTCGTTAATGGGTTGTTGCCGAGCGTAAAACTAATACTTGAGGCCTGGTCTGTTAAGTCCGTGCCTGCAATAGTAAGCGAGTTCGGCTGTGATAGGTATGTGGTTGTTGCCATGGTTTTCTCCTAAGGGTTTCTGCTAGTTCCTACACGAACCGTTAAGTCGTATGAGGGGATGTCTTGTGATCCGATTGTCGTGACAGAAGGAGCGCCCGAGATGAGGGAGATCGCGCTGTTCATGATCGTGTCGGCTGTGGTAATGAGGTAGTCCTCCGCGTCGCTGTTGCCAGGTGGCGCTGCAAGGATCCTCAGTCCGAAAGTAATTTCGGCGATGTTGCTGTTGAAACAAGTGAACGTTGGTGGCTCGACAAAGACTGTCATCGGCCTAGCGTTGCGTGAGTCTGTTACGACTGCCAGCCCGAGTCCCGTGAGCGACGCCACAAGGGTCGTCTGGGCGCTTGCAAAAATACCTGTGGCACTCACGCTACCTGGCTCCTATTGACGCCTAGCAGACGGTTGATTTGTCCCATGGATCCCATTGAGCCTGGGATGTTCATTGCATCAAAACTGGCGAAGGAGTCCACGCTCCCACGCTCACGATAATATGCTCCAGCTAGTGTCGTGCATCCTAATTTGACGTCCGCGCCTGGGACGGTAGTGAGCGAGTCAAAATAACCTGCTTCTTTCCGTCTCCGAAACGCGAACGCGTTAGCGGCGTCCGTGCACGCGCCAACGAAGGCTGTGTCGTTTGCGGTGGCGACCGCAATGCCAAGCCAGCTGAGAACGTCTGCTGCAAGGATCCACGTGCAAGTCTGAGTCCATGTCAAAGTCCCGTTCGGTATTGCTGCACTACGTTCTAGGTCGTCGCCAGCGTCATAAAAGATGACTTGGTTGCCGATATAAACGTTGTAGTCAAAGATGAGGTCGCCTTCAACATCTACGCCTGCAAAGAGGTAAGGGTTGACAGCGTATACCGTGTGAGTACCGTTTAAACTAAAGCCTAAGCCTGCGAGAACGATGCTTTGACCAATGCCGATATCAGTGTCCTCAAGAGTTTGAACCACGGCGTAGTCGTCTAGTCGCTGGTTGTGAGTGACTGCAAATACTGCCATGGTGCAAACTTTCTTAAGTGGGCTTGATTATTTAGGCTGTGACGCGATTAACGAACTTTGTAGCGTCGATCATCAGTGTCGCAAAGTAGCCGCGGAAAGCGATGGTGCGCGACAACTGGGAAGGGTTGTCAATGCTGATAGCGCCTTTTTGCTGCTCAAAGATTTCAAAGCCAGAAGCTTCTCCGACGATGATGGTTCCGTTACCGAAGTTGCGATCTACGACGACGCGTAAACCAAAAGCGACAGTGTCAACTGAGCCAGGGCTCATTGAACCGTAAGCGTTCATTGGGCCTGTCTGTGGGAATAGTGGACGGTCTGAAGTGTCGCTCAATTTGCCGAGAGCCGCGAACATGTCTGCGCTGAGGAAAAGATGCGTAGGCAAGTTTCCGTTAGAAGCCGACAAGATCGTTGAGGCTGAGTTGTACATGAACTCAACAACTTTCGCTGGGTCTGCAAGGTTGGCGTTAGACAAGATTGCTGTCGTCGTTGCGCCTGCATTGAGATCGGTAGTGGCGACGTCGTCCGTCAAATTGGCGTAGATGCGTGCCATATCATCCAAGATGAGTCCGAGCACTTCGGGTTGGGTAAAGTCCAAACTCTGTTCGGAAATTTCTACGTATCCACCATAAGTGCCTTTTGTGACTGGGTTGTCTGTTACCACAAAAGTTCCAGACTGAAGGTCTGTGTTTTGTGTGGACTGCACTGCCATCGAAGTGTGAGTTGTCACTGATGGGCGGATAAAGATTTTTCCGCCTTGTGGCATTGCTCGAGCGCCGATTGCGTCAACTACTGGACGTAAGCCGCGAAAGTTGTTGTAGGTAGGCGAGACAATGATTTCTGGCAAGATGCCGTCAAGGTCGCCTGTCACTACGTCTGGAGCTGCGGCGCGGATGTTGTCTTGCATTTGTGCGAAGTCGTGACCGCCACGGATGTATGCCGACATGTATTCGGCAGGTGATGGCAATTTGAATTCGCGTCGTGCCGATGCGTACAGCAGCGGACTTGTGGGGGTTGTTGCCGACTCTGGTGACTCGGCCTTTAGTTGATCTGACACAATTTCCTCCTCAGGGGTGTCTTGGGTTTCTTCTTCTTCGCTTTCCTCAGGATCGGCCGAGGCTGCGATTTCTGTTATTACGGCTTCCGAAAATGCCGGAATAGCGACAAGCGAGAGCTCGATCATCTGTGCTTTAGACACGACCATTACTCCTGCTTTGTCAAACTTAAATGCGACTGGATTTGCTCCGACTGATACAGAATCGTAAGCGCCAGCCTGTAGCAATGCGACGACGTCCGCCGAGGCTCTTGTCCGCGCCAGCGTCGCTTCAAACTCTAGGCCAGCGTCGGAATCGCTAAGAGAATTAACTACTCCGCGAAGCTGGCTCATGTCGTGATTTTCCAGCAGTTTTGCTGGCTTTTGATCTAGGTCAAATGCGCCACGTAAAAACTTGACGCGCTGACCTCCTGAAACAGTGGCGACAACATCCCAGGGGACGGCGATGCCTGCGATACGCGCTGGACGGTTTTCGTCTCCTGCTTCTGCGATGATGAGATCAAGGTCGGCGTGAAAGTGAATCATTATTTGTCAACTTCCTTTTCGTCGTCGCGGTAACTAACGACGGTTTCTTGTAGTACTGGGTCGCGGTCGTCTGGCATTAGTTCGCCGACGTATTCCGCGAGATCAAATTCGGTGTGACGTCCTCGAGGCAGTACATCGTCCATACTGAGTCGTTCCTGAATGGCATGAAGCAGGGGACGTGCCCCGAAAAGGAGCAGATCCTGGCGAGCTTGCTGTGCATTTGCGTAGGTCATACCGCTCTGGTCAATGGCGAGCAAGTATGCAGGGATGTCCATGAGGCGTGAGAGTTCTTTTGTCTGGTACTCGCGTCCCTCAACTAGTTGCAATTTGCTCGGGTCTTGGTCAAAGGCAATGAACTCTACAAACTCATTCAGAGCGCCGATTGCATTGGTACGCCGATTAGATGCCCAGGCAGCAGCCATCTCTCCGAGCTCTTCGCCACTCATAGGCTCGCCCCCGCGCTGACGGAGATAACCGGCTGCTATCTCATTGGTGGCAAATCTTTCTGCTGAGGCATCCAGACGGAGGGCGATTTGGATGGCGCGACGGCCCTGGTAAATGATGCCTTGGTTAGGGCTAAGGAACTGGATCACGTTAGATGGATCTAGTGGCAGGCCGTTGAACTCAAGAGTATCGGCAGGGCCGAACCATTCGGGGGGAGCGTTGTTTGGTGTTGAAACCATGTTTGCTGGGAGCCATTGGAAAGTTGCTGGGAAGCCTGTGCTATAGCGAGAAGTGACGGCCCAGAAAGCGCGACCGTATAGCGAAAGGTCGCGAGCAGTTTTTGCCATGATGAAATTACGGGTGACCTTAGGGTCTGGGCGCGTCATCCATGACTCGCCTTCCACATAGATTTTTTCGTACTCTTCGCCGTTCCATTGGAGGACGTAGCTCCTCATGTCGAGGGTTCCCACCACCGTCGAGAGAAGTGAGACTGC